TTGATTGAGGGACCACCAGAGACACAGATAACACTCTCCGTATTCCAGTGGTATCGGGAGTTAATCCACTTATCAATTGTCAGATGATTCGACTTGATATTATTGTGGATATACTCATCGGGGACGCAGTCACGTGGCTGCACCTTGATAGGAACTGAGATATTTTCGAAGTCGGGGGGGATAGGTAAGTTGCTATTAATAGCATAGGCAAGGCAAGTGATCCCACCTCCCCGTACCCCGTCCCGTGACGGGATCACACCTGAGTGAAGATCCTTGGAAAGTTCCCCATCAATAATCAGGTTACACCCAAACTTCGCAGTGTCTAGGATTTCCCCGCCTTCGCCAGATGGCCTGTAGTAATCATCAAAGACAACAACAGGGACATCCTTCAGGTTATTATAGTCCGATCTAATCGTTTCGATTGAGTGTCCCCCATCGATGTAAGCAAAGTCTGGGGAATATCGAGACATGATCTGGGGAAGAGTGTCTTTTGAATTACCCTTGATCAGTTCGAAGCTGACCTTCTTTCCTTCCATAAGAGCATCCTTGGAATAGTTATTAAGGAGTGCCTTAACATTATGAAGGTATGTCCGCTGCTTTACGTTAGCTTCTTCTTTGTCCAGTTCTTCACTGCCGTCTTCAAAAGTATCCAGTCCGACGTAATGAACAGAATCCGAATTTTCAAGTGCAGCACTAAGTAAGCGTAAAGCTCTCCGGCCATTCCACGTACCGACTTCGAGAAGCTTGGTGCTCTTGTAATGGGTGATGAACCTTTCGATCTCTTTATAACGCAAAGGTCCGTGTTGATAAGGCGCATTAAGAATCGTCTTACGGCCCCCTTTAAAGTGAATGAAGTACTGGGCCAAAGCAGAGTACTCAAACGCATCCAGTGTTGCGGTATAAGGTGAAAGATTGTGAGCATTAATCCCATGGTTTTTGTGAAGGTTGAGGAGCCGTTCGAACGAAAAAGCATCTGTCCATTCCCTTAAGCCAAGAATTTCATTGGATGTATATAGGCCCCGCCAGTCACGGAGAAATTCATGAGCCTTATTATAATTAAGATTAAAACCAATGAAGCCTGTTTCAGAATAATCGATAATCCCTTCACGTCCAAGATGTACCACATCTGACGTGTCAGGAAAAACAAGATTCAAAAGGTTGTTATCTACTTTCTTTGTGGTAATCACGTCCGCATCAATCCAACAAATCCATCCCATGTCCTTCTTTGAAGACATGTACTTCACATGATCACATAGGGCGAACACCTTGTGGCTGAATTTAACAGCGTCCATCCGATAGTTGTAAGGCTTACCCCCATTAAACTGAGCGTTCTTTGTCTTGAAAGAATTTAGATCCGTGTTCTTATCCAGAGACACATAGATAATATTCTTTTCTTTAATGATATCTTTTGGTAACTTTCCACCATCATAATACACAGTGAGCCTGATGTTCTTAGGCCAGAACTTTACCCAGCTTTCGATAAAACGTCGGGCGTATACGTCATAGTCGCTGATCTTGAAAGAGGTGATTACATTGATAGGGACGTGAAGATCTAGTTTGTATGGGATGGTCATGGTAGTGGTCGGTTTCCTTTGTTAATAAAATAATTTTGGTGGGCCAAGCTTTTCAAACTCGTTCATCCATTCCTGAGAGAATAGACAGTTTCTGTATTTAGGAAACCATGGGCCTCCTTCGGTATAGTGGATAGCTTTTGGTGTGACACCTTCGTTTTCACCCTCGATAAAATTCCATTTGACCGGGATGTCTCCGATCAGATCTGGGGAAGACAGCCATCCAAACTGATGCAAGTGTGTGCCCAGGGCTGTGTTCACGGTACTGATATCGAGTTTAATGTTTTCAGGGTGGCTCATGTTGAAGAGCATTAGACTGCTCCAGAGTTTCATATTGTAAGCCATCTGAAGCCTGCCGTCCATCTTGATCGAGGACTGGGGGGTATAGTCATGCTTCACAACCGATACCGCTTTGGTAGTGTCGAAGTGATCCTCGATCATCTCTTGGATATCACCCAGAAACAGAAAATCACAATCGAGAAAAACAACAGGTCCTTCAGATAGTCCATTTCGTCTGGCAAGCTCGGGTACAAGGAACCGTGTAAAAGCAAACTCTGTAGAGAAAGGTCGTCCATCGGTTTCATCCCAGTAGTCTCCTTTCTCATCAACTCTCCATGTGCGCCAGAACTTTTTAGCATCCCGAAGTTCTTGGTGTCGGAGTGGGATAATGTCCTCCTCCTTAAGACCCGGTGAGTTTCTAAGAATAGAGGCGTGGCATACACGGTATACCACGTCTTCTCGGTTATCATAACCGATAAATATCTTTGTCATTGTACTCTACCAGTTTAAAAAGGATGGGACTCTAGGGCTAGAGTGGTGGCGAACTTCTAAGACAGAACCTTTTTCTTTTTATTACCTCGTCATGTATAATCATACCATGGTCCCCATACAGGGTATTAAGATAAGACCGCCAAAGTTCTTTGGCATTCTCTGCCGCTACTTCGTAGCTATTGTAAGCCCGTTCGCTTTCAGACATTGTGATGTCATACAGTTCTTCCTGACAATTTCGAATCTCTTCAGAGAGTTCTTTGATTCTTGCATTCTTGCTGGCTTCTTCAGTCATTTTCATTTCTATTGTTATTAATAAAGCTCTGCATTGTCAACGGATATATGGTAAAACGTTTCGCCTTTGTCAAGGTATCTATTACTAGCTTCCTTAACTTCTGAAGATCTTACCACGTCCGCAGGAATTCTCCAGAAGTTTTCACCGTCCGCAGAAATTACATAGAACGTAAGATCTTCCTCATCATACTTATCTAGTAACCTCTTCTTCCTTGATGGAATACGAATCTCTGACCAATGTTCTGGCCACTTACCCTTCCATGAGAACTTCATCTCGGCCTCGTGAAAGAAACTCCCACCGTTCTTGGTTGTCTCTATATCTGCGTAGTAATTTTCTTTGCTGTTAACAATCGAGTGACCCTCGCTTTTCAGGTAACTGCTGATGACATCTTTTGCAGTCTTGTCTGCCATGTTATACAGGCTCCGAGAGAATTTCTTTTTCATCAGAAAATCTCACAGGAGTTGCCAACACAGGCAAGCTCCTGAGACGCAATGGTGTTGTCCTCTTTCTCGTAAAAGGCTAGGTCTTCCCAGTCGATATCTGTTGGCATAGTCATAAGCATTTCTTTATATTGTTGTTCATTGATATCGGTGTACGGGGCTTGTTGATAGACATGATCATCGAATGGTAGAAATGCAATGCCTGATAGATAATGCCAGTTATCATGGAGCCACGCCCCTACCTTAAGCCACTCGTCGTCTTTCATCGAGATTGTGACTGAAGGCTTATGCTCACACCAAGTTGTGGCATAAATCTTCCAGAAGTTAAGCTGTTGCAGCGCAGTCTTATCTGTTCGACAGATTGAATTTTCTGGTGCAGCCATGGGGAAAGAGAAGATAACATTCTGTGAATTACCAAGATCTGCCTCGTTCGGAAAGCCAGCCTTGATCATAAATTCTGTAAGCGGGTCTTTAATGTCAGAACGGACAGTGCGTATATAGTAAGGATTATGACGGGCATGAATACCACTAGAACTATCAACAAGCTGAGAGACAGTACCACTAGGCTTGACACAAGTGATCGATGCACTAGGATTAATGCCCAGCAAATCAGCGTATTCACGATTGACTTCGACTGCGTATTCACGTAGGTCATTTAGAAGTTTCTCCAGATCAGGGTTTTCCTCGGTCAGAAGAGGACAATCTAAAATCCCCGTTAGTGAAACACCAAGAAGTCTTTCCTCCTCTGTGTTTTTACGCCAGATTTTTCTGAGGTATTTGAAATTAGTAAGCGTGGACTGGATAGTGCCAAGGATTGTTGCGGCCTTGATCTTATCCATCAGGGTTTGTTTAGTATCAGAGGGACGGCAGACAACCTCTGTCAGATTACAGAATTGATTTGGCCTGAGAATAATCTCAGAGCATGGGTTTGTTCCGAACTCGTGGTCAGGATCACGGCGACCATTCTTCTTGACATGATCTTTTGCTGCTTGTCTATTGAAGATACCCCGCTCCCCATTCTTAGACATATAGAGAGCCAGCCACTCTTCCATGAAGACACCAATATTATCCGGCTTCTCGGTATAGCATACCGAGTTATTGGCCAAGGCCCTTTGTGGATTTGCCTTGTGCCACTCACCTACTTTTGCATTTCTCATACGTGTGTCAGATAGATTGGACAGGGAGATAAGGGCTGATCTACGGACACCGCCGACAACAACCACATCTCCGATCTTACACATGATGTCATGACACTGAAGGCTGTTAAGTTTGCGTCCCGCTGCGTCTTTGAACGTGTTAACAGTAAATCTGAACAGTTCTTCAAGGGGCTCTGGTCCTGAGGCCCGACCACCAAATACTTTGAGCAAGGCACCAGCAGGTCTGATCTTATCCATGTTCCACTGTGGGATAGACCCCTGATACAGGGATCCAATCAGTTCACGAAAACCACGGGCCCAGCCTTCTTTTGAATCCCCTACATTAATAACTGAGTCTGAATATTCCAAGGTCTCGGAAACAGCGGGTAGCTTATTAATGTAATCTCGTTCGACCGAGAACCCTACCCCTGTCCCATTCATCAGGATATATAGACACTCATCAAAAGCCCGTGGGTGATCGACCGGGAGATACGAACAGTTATACCCTGCAACATTCTCTCTCTTCAGTGCAAGACCAGCAGTCATCATGCATCGCATAGATGGCATCACCTGTAGGTCAAGAACTTTGGTTTCCAGATAATCTCTTAGTTCTCTTGTAAGAATATCCGGTCCAAGATGATCATCGAAGAAATCAAAGTATCGAGAGACAGTCTCTGGGAAAGTTTCACGACGTTCTTTTTCTTTATCCCAACGTGAATAACGAGAGAGGTGAATGTATTGTTGATAGAGCGAGGGAAGATAGTTATTATTCATCATTTGTTTACGCACCTTTTAGATTAATATCAGACCTGATTTGAAAATACTCTGAGCCCGTTGGATCTAGCTTGAACTTTTCAACATACACGTTTACCTCATAACCTCTGTTACTCCAGTACATACGGATTTTATGAGCAAGTGCCTTACTTTCTCTGTAGCTCCCTAAGTAGTCAGGGATTTTTCTATCCTGTTCCATCATGGCTGAACCCTTATTCTAACATATCTCATGGCAAGCGCAACGAAAATGAAATTCTTTTTTGTAGCACTTCTATCTCGGCCTCCAGCTTTTCAATTTTTATAGTTTGATTATTTAATTTAGAGCGCATATCAGTTCCTCCGAGTAAGTTCTTTTCGAGGCGTCCGTTGAGTTTATCCAGATTGAGCTTTGCCACATCCCCGAGTCTAAGATTCATATCAGAGCATAGCGCAGAGACATACCACAGCACGTCACCAAGCTCCCCGGCAAGATCATCTTTAATCTCAGAGAGCTCGACATCACCTCGTGTGATCTTCTTGATCTTGTTACAAACTTCCCCAGCCTCACCGGCTAAACCCATGGCTGGGTAGATTACCTTGGCATCATCAGGATACACCGCAGTCTTCCTCGACGCTGCCTGATAAACATTAAAATTCAATTCGATCATGGTCCATTAATCCTTTAGACTGTTCGTGTTTCACAGAAGTGGCCAGCTTATCTAGGTACCACTGGGATTTTTGAAGATCCTCATGCCCACCCTTGTTCTTATATCTGAACAAATACTTCAGGACGTTACCCCGTAGGAACCCATGATATTCTTCTGGGCTCAGTTGATCTTTTAGGATATCGATAACTTCCCAGTTACCTGTTCTGTAGTGAGGTGGTTTGTTAACCATATCAATGATAGCCATCTACTAAGACCCAGAAGGGATGTTATCAATTAGGGAATCTGCACGTCTCAAAAAGATAGTCTCATCATTATCAATCTGGGGGTTATAAGCGGTGCCGATTCTTAGACATACCGCTTTTCTATAGTCGAGCTCTTTATAAAATTCGTTGTAATCGTTTGCGGTTTGTTCACAGTATTCCTTGTTTTCCCCTACATAGATAGGATTACTACTCATATCCGGACCTTGTGCGAAAGCAAATACCATAAAGACGACATAGATATCCATAGTTTTTATTTCCTTATGTTGTAGTTATTGCTGTGTCTAACAGGGCATTGATTCGGAATCTTTCAAATGGTTGGCCATGGAACAGCACGTTCGTGGACAACCGCCTTACTTGATCTTCTGAGATACCGGCGTTCTCGCAGACCGTTTCTCGATCCTCCGCTGTGACACAGGCCGACACCACTGTCAACCATCGTGTAGCAGAACGCCGGTATTCACAGATAGCTTCCGAATCAGAAGACCTTGGTTCCTTGGTTGCATCGAGAATAGCTTGGGCAATAACAGCAAACCACATTAGCTGCTCTGGACCCCAACTAGCATCCGTGGTACTAAGCATATCAAACGTCACATAATCGAGATCGATATTAGAGGACCCTTGGTATTCTGATCCGGCCATTAAATTAAGTCTTCCAGTAACGTGTGTAAATCTTATTGTTAACTGGGTTAACCCTTTGCTCAGTCGTGATGTCCATACCCTTACAGCGGAGCTTATAGATTGCATCACGGAGAGACACGATCCCATAATCAAGCAGAGCTTCTCTGCTAGAGATGTGCCCAATATCTTCGAGGTGCTGTGAAATATTTGTGATCTTGGTTGTCATTGGTATCTTTGTCCTTTTACAGATGTTATAATTCTTGTAGGATAGTGCCTAGCTTTTCGTTTAAATCAGGGCATACTTCTTTAGGTATAAATCTGATCCCTCCGATTTGTCTATTGTAATACTCCCGTTCTTCTTGACTATCCAGCTTGCTTGATAGGACATCAAGTTTATGTTGAGCATTTGCTTCTGCGTATGTTAGGCCTCCTCTTGTCTCATACTGATGGATAATAATAAACCTGAAGTTATTCAGGCCATAGTCTTTAATAGCAGCATGGAGATATCTTGACGAGCTTTTATAAGTCTTCCAGTCCGTATATCCTACGGCCTTCTTCTTGGAATATCTTTTGAACTGCTTACGTCCAACATATTTCTGTTTTGTTTTTTTATTGTAGACAATATAAAGAAAACCGAAGAACCATTGAGGGTCTATCTTTCCTTTAAAAAACATTTCCCACGGCGTCAATGTAATACTTTGGCTGGTCGTTCCAACCTTTTTCTTCGATGAGCCCTTCGCCTTGGTTGGCGTCCGCCCAGCACGTGTGCTTGAAGTCACAGTAGACACAGCCTGATCTAAGATACTGTCGGCCATCTTTCTTGGCCGTGACGGGTGTGAAGCATCTTTCCGGGGGCTCCCCTTTACTAATGACTTCTTTAGCTTCGGCAATTCTTTCTTTAGCACTAGGTGTTTCCAAAATAGTAACCGGCATGTAGCAGATTTCTCCGGTCACTTTGTTAATAGCAAGGAACCCGCCTTCGTCTGCACTGTCTGCTTGGATATAAGCCCCAAGCTGTTGCATGTATCCAAACGGGTCGTCTTGTAAATCCCCCTTTTTAAATTTCTGAAACCCAAAGTCAGACGCACTCTTTGCATCAACAATGACACCATCAATCTTACAGTCGATGTGTCCTCTGACACCGTCAATTTCGTATTCTCTTTGCTGATCTGTGACCTTATGTCCAGCAGTCTTAACTAAAAGAAGAAGCAGGGATTCGAGTAAATGACCATAAGTAAACTTTAGTAATGTGTCATAAGGTAAAGAACTCTCGGAACTTTTCATATGTTCCTTGTACCATAACTGTCTGTTCTTTTTACCAAGAGAAGAGAAGCGGAGGGTATCTCTCTCTTTCTCTTTTTTCGGATCCCTGCATTCTTCGAATAGACCAGTGACAGCTTCACGAACTTCGTCAAGGAAATCATTCATGTCCTTTGCAGAAGGAGAAGACTCACCACATTCAATGGTTTTTTGAATGTTCTTTACGATGTTATGAAGTGTCACTGGCCTATACCTTAGAAGGGTAGGTCGTCATCAATGTCAGCGTCTGACCTTGAGACTCCTGCTCCTGATGAACTCGGTGCTTCGAAGCCGTCCTCCTCATCAAATTCATCAGAGCTACCCTCATACTCAACGAGGTTGATAACCTGAATCTTATCGATAGAGAATCCCCACTTGGCCCATTTCGACATGTAGAAGCGCGAGACAAGAACCTTAACATCGGTACCCCATCCAATGCTGCTAAGAATATCATTAGGAATACGGCGCTTCTTAGAATCAACTACAAG